AACCGGGCCAGGTGGTGCGGCTCGATCCCGGCGAGGATGTCACCACGCCATCGACGCCGGACTCTGGCAGCACCTACGAGCCGTTCCAGTACCGGACTCTCTTGCAGATCGGTGCGGCGCTGGGCGTGCCCTATGGTTATCTGACGGGCGACACCGCCAAGGGCAACTTCTCGAACACGCGGATCGCGCTGGTGGATTTCCGCCGCCGCATCTCGGCCTTCCAGCATTCGGTGATGGTCTATCAGCTCTGCCGGGCGGTCTGGACGCGCTGGATGGATATGGCCGTGCTGGCAGGGGCCATCGATCTGCCGGGCTATGCGGCGGAGCGGCGGCAATACCTCGCCTGCGACTGGCTTCCCACGAAATGGGACTGGATCGACCCTGCCAAGGATGCCGCTGCCGAGATCCTGCAGATCGAAGCAGGCCTGAAATCCCGCACGCAGGCCATCGCAGAGCGGGGATACGACGCCGAACAGGTCGACCGGGAAATTGCCGCCGAACGCAAGCGTGAGGCGGAACTGGGTCTCGACTTTCGGCGGCCGGGTTCCCCGGCGCAGGCGGCGGGCGGCGGTGCTGGGCCGGGTGATGCCGAGGACCAGCGGCAGGATCAGCAAGACACCAACGATCAGGAAGACGACGGCGAGGACCGGGAACCACGGCCCGCGGAGGAAGCATGATGCATCACACACAGATCGCCCAGCGCGTCTTCAACACGCCGTTGATGGTCGATCCCGCCAAGGCGCTGGCCTTGCTGACCGGGCTTGGTCCTCGGATCGTCGGGCAGGAAGTCAGTGTTGAAGGGGTGGAAGTCGCCGCCGAAGCGCAGAATGCAGCCACCCTGCCCGCCCGGGCGTCGCTCTTTGGCGACGACCTGACCAGCCGCCAGGCGCGGAACGGAAGTCAGCCCTTCGCCGTGGTGGACGGGATCGCCGTCATCGAAATCGCGGGCACGCTGGTGCATCGCGGGGCCTGGATCGGGCAATCCTCCGGGCTCACCTCCTACGAGGGCATCGCGGCGCAGCTGAAAGCGGCCGTCGCTGATCCGGCGATCCGCGGCATCGCCCTCGACATCGACAGCTTCGGCGGCGAGGTGGCCGGGGCCTTTGATCTCGCCGACCGCATCCGCGCGGCGCGTCAGGCCAAGCCCGTGCAGGCCTTCGTCGCCGACCACGCCCTCTCAGCCGCCTACGCACTTGCCTCACAGGCCGACCGCATCGTCCTGCCGCGCACGGGTTCCGTCGGCAGCATCGGCGTCGTGGCCATGCACAGCGACATGAGCGGGGCGCTCGACCACAAGGGCATCGCCGTCACGCTGATCCATGCTGGAGCCCGCAAGGTCGATGCGAACCCCTACCAGCCCCTGCCAGAGGCCGTCCGCGCCCGGATCGCGGGCGAGTTGGAAGACCTGCGCCAGATCTTCGCCGAAACCGTCGCCGAGGGTCGTGGCCGCCGCCTCGACACCCTACGGGCGCTAGGCACCGAGGCGGCAGTGTTCCGCGGGGAGGCGGCTGTCTATGCCGGTCTCGCCGATGAGGTGGCCGATCCCGTCACCGCCTTCCGCGCTTTCGCCGCCGCACCCCGCGGCACAACCACCCTCAAATCCAACCCCAAAGGAAAGGGCCCGATGATGACCACTGCCCCAGAAGACCATGCGCAGCCTGCGACCGCGCCTGCTGCCAGCACCCCGCCGGAACCGGCCGCGCCCGCGGCAATCGCGCCGCCGCAAACCGCGGCGGCCGCGATGTCGCCCGAAGCGATCCGCGCGGAGGCGGCCGAGGTCGCACAGGTCTGCGCACAGGCCGCGCGCCTCGGCGTCCAGATCGACGCCGCGGATGCCGTCGCCAAGGGTGTGAAGCCGGAGGCGCTGCGCGCCAAGGTGCTCGCCGATCTTGCCGCGCGCAGTGATGCCGCGGGCATCATCGCAACCGCTCCAGCGACGGGCGCGAAGGAAAGCCCCATCGTCGCGGCCGCGAAGAAGTCGGCCGCCGCCTCGCGCTGACCCCGGCGCCGATCACTGCCGCGCGTGTCATCGCGCAGCGCACCCCATCCCCCAACATCCCGGAGACTGAATCATGCCCGTCCTGACGGAACCGCCCAGCATGGGCGATGTCCTCAAATATGAGGTCAACCCGAACTACACCCGCGAAGTGGTGACGCTGCTCGCAGGTATGCCCTATCCCGTGGGCGCCGTCCTCGGCCGCATCACGGCCAGCGGCAAGTACAAGCTCGCGACCAGCGGCGGCACTGATGGCGCGCAGACTGCCTCGGCCGTCCTGCTCTATGCCGTCGATGCGACGCTGGCGGACGCCGTGGGCATCGTCGTGGCCCGCGGCCCCGCCATCGTCTCGCGCGCAGGCCTCGCCTACGATGCCACCGTCGATGACGGGGCGAAGATCACCACCAAGATCGGCCAGCTGGGCGCTGTCGGCATCATCGCCCGCGACGGCGTCTGATCCCCATTATCCCCCGGAGCATCCCCATGACCCTCGTCCGCAATCCCTTCGACGCTGGCGGCTATTCGCTCGCCGAGATGACCCAAGCCATCAACATCCTGCCCAACCTCTACACCCGCCTCGCCCAGATCGGCCTCTTCCGCTTCGAAGGGGTCAGCCAGCGCTCGGTCATCATCGAGCAATACGAGGGCGTCCTGAGCCTTCTGCCCTCTGTTCCCCTCGGTGGCCCCGCCACGGTCGGTACGCGGGAGGGCCGCTCGATGCGGTCCTTCGCCCTGCCGTGGATCCCGCATGACGACGTGGTCCTGCCCGCCGACATCCAAGGCGCCCCCGCGCTGGGCGCCTTCGACGCGGCCGATCCCCTCGTCGAGGTGATGAACCGCAAACTGCTGCTGATGCGGCGCAAGCATGCCCAGACGCGAGAATACATGGAGATGAACGCGCTCCGCGGCATCGTGAAGGATGGGGCCGGGATCACCCTCTACAACTACTTCACCGAATTCGGCCTGGCGCAGATCTCGGTCGACTTCGTGCTGGGCACCGCCGGAACGAACGTGCAGGGCAAGGTGCGCGAGGTGCTGCGCGCCATCGAGGACAATCTGCTTGGCGAGGCCATGACCTCGGTCCATGCCCTCGTCAGCCGGGAATTCTTCGACAAGCTGATCGCGCACCCCAAAACCGAGGAGGCCTACAAGTTCTACGCCTCGACCGGCGCCCAGCCTCTGCGTGAGGATGTGCGGCGCAACTTCCCCTTCGGCGGGATCTTGTTCGAGGAATACTCGGGCACCGTTACCCTCTCGACCAAGGCCACCGAACGGCTGGTACCCGCGAACGAAGGCATCGCCTTCCCGCTCGGGACGATGGACACCTTCACCACCTATGGCGGCCCCGCGAACCTGCTGGAAACCGCCAACACCATCGGCCTGCCGCTCTACGCCCGCCAGCATCTCGACGAAAAGGGCCGCTGGATCGACGTCATGACCGAAGCCTCGATCCTGCCGGTGAACAAGCGGCCCCGGCTGGCGATCCGCCTGCACACGTCGAACTGACGGACGCACCCATGTCCGTCTTTGCCGCCGCCATGGACCGCATCTTCACCCATGCCTCCATGGCAGCCCCGGCCCTCTGGATCTCGGCCACCACCTCCGAGGAACGCCCGATCCGCATCATCCGCCGCGCCCCGGATCGCGTGACCGACTTCGGTGCGGGGCGCTTTGTCAGCGATACGACGGTGGTCGACGTGCGCGTGGCCGACCTGCCCGCCCCGCGACCGGGCGACGTGATCGTCATCGGCGCGGACAGCCATGTAATCCAGGGGGAACCGCTGCGTGACCGCGAACGGCTGATCTGGACCCTCGATCTGAGGCCAGCATGAGGCTGAAGCTGGAAATCAGCCCCGACCTCGCCGCCCTGATGCAGGCGGAAATCGCTGCCGGTGAAAAGGCCCTCGCCACCGCCATGCGCGAGGCGGGCGCGAGCCTCAAATCCGCATGGCGCGGCCAGATCACCGGCGCTGGGCTGGGTACCCGGCTTGGGAACTCCATCCGGCTGGCCACCTATCCCAAGGGCAGCGAGAGCCTGAACGCCGCGGCGCTGGTCTGGTCGAACGCCCCGGTGATCGTTGGCGCGCATGACACGGGGCCGCTCATCCGGTCGCACAACGGCTTCTGGCTGGCCATCCCCACCCCAGCGGCGGGGACAAGCACGAAAGGCGGCCGTATCACCCCCGGTGAATGGGAACGCCGCACCGGCCTGCGGCTGCGGTTCATCTATCGGCGCCGGGGGCCAAGCCTGCTGGTCGCTGAGGGTCGGCTGAACAGCAAGGGACGCGCGGTGGCGTCTCGCGCCAAAACCGGCCGCGGGCTAACCACCGTGCCGATCTTCCTCCTTGTGCCGCAGGTCAAGCTGCGCAAGCGGCTGGATCTGGCGCGGGATGCCGAGCGGGCCATCGACGGCGTGCCGGGGCGGATCGTGGCGGGTTGGGTGGAGAGCAGGTTCTGAACGGGACCGTCGACACGTAAGCCGGATCGGCAAATACTGCCCAATATCCACACGGAGATTCCCATGGCCACCCGGAACCTCGTCCTGACAGAAGCGGAGTCCAACCTCGTCGACCGTCTGGTCTCGACTGGCCGGTATCAGAACGCGTCCGAGGCATTGCGAGCTGGACTTCGTATCCTTGAACGCGAAGAGGCCGAGATGACCGATATGCGTGCTCGCCTGACGGCGGGTCTGGACGAGGCCCGGCGCGGGGATCTGGCCGAGGGACGTGGCGAGGATGCCATCCGTCGGGCTTTTGCCACGGCGCGTGCCGGGACTTGATGCCGAAACGCTGACACCAGAGCAGGTGGGCGTAAACCGCGTTGATCGACAACAACCCGCCCAAGGATCTGCGCTTCGCGCGGCCAGCCCAGCCTTTTGTGGTGTTCGTTGATGACATCAAGCGGGTAATCATCATCGATTTCCTGCACTGCCGCGCTGAACTGCCGCGACGACTGGCCAGCCTGCCCCTCCCGAAAAGCGGCGGTGAACACTGACCCGGGCCTGAATCTGGCCAGGGGATGCACCAAGAGGAGATGGGTGACAAATTCGGACAGGGACTTGTTTCGGACCTGCCATGTTCGCTTGATGGTTGAAATCTCCGTCGTTAGCCTGACGACGGACCGGTAAAGGAAGACTCACTACAGCGATGCGCAAGTTCATGCTTTCCCTGCCTGCGATGGCGCTTCTAGCGTTTCCTGTCAGCGCAGATCCTTCTCAAGAAGATGTCGATGCTGCCCGCTCAGAGTGCCGCGACGCGTTTCTGGCTCGGGATGCTGAAGCCTATATGGACGCGGCAGCAGTCATGATTGCTTGGGGCTCTTTGCAAAACCCTGAGTGGACGAGAGAAGTCGAACTGTGCCTCGCTTTTGCCGACGCAATTGAAGGAGCGAACCTCGAAACGGCTCGTGAACGCGCCGCCGCTCTGGCCCGTGAGGGCGATCCGATGGTCGCGAGAGAGGCGCCTGCATCACCTGCAGAATTGCCTGAGGCCGATTCCCGGCTTGCAGATTACCTAACTCGGCTTCAGGCAGATGGGGCAGACATCGACGCGGTTGTGCGCGAGATCGCGGCAGATCAGACGTTCGCCCCATCCCCAAGTCCTGAGCGTGACGCGCTTGAGGCGGCCGTCACCGCTTACGTCCGGCCCATTCCCGCCGCTCAGGCCGAGCGAAATTTGGTCGCCTACCAGGCGCTGGCAAGGATCGATCCAGAAGACCAGACCTACCGAGACAGAGTTGCGCGTTACGAGCAGGCCATCGAAGCCGAACGCGAGCAGTTGCAAAGAACCGCCAGAGCGCTGGAGGGGCGCTTGGTCAGGACAACTGCCGAGTTCGATGGATCCTCCTGGGCTCGGCATCCGTCTTCGCCGCGCTATCAGGATATCCGAAACTACGTCACCCTGTACCTGATTGAATCCGGCACCGGTCAGCAGACCATGGAACTGTTCTTCAACTACACCTCCCGGAGTGGTTGGCTGTTTGTGGAGAGCGCATCGATCAATATCGATGGCGAGACAACCCGGGTACCGGTCGGTCAGTGGTTTCGCGACAACGATACCGAGATTTGGGAGTTCGCGAGCTTGCGCGGTGATGCGGCCGTGTCCCTTGCGCGCCGAATTGCCGAAGCTGACCGCGCCGTGGTGCGCTTCAATGGGCAGCAATTCTACGATGATTACGTTGTGTCCGATGCGGACAAGCGCGTAATGCGTGAAATGCTGGCTATGTGGGACGTGATTTCTTCGAACTAGATGCAGTACCTTCAGCGTTTAGCCAGGTCGGCAATTCTTCAACTTGGTGGGATGAAAGCGTCACTTCTGCTCGATCAAAGCGGCAAGCTTACCGGAGGCCGACCGAACGCTGGCGAGCAGTGCTTTCCAATCGCTGGGCGGGTCGCCGTCCTCCAGCATGCCCTTGAACACCCGATAGGCATCCGTGCGGCTGTCATAGGCGCGCAGCGTGGTGTCGTCGTTCACCCAGGCGAAGATGATGATGCGGCTTTCGGCGTGAAAGCGGAAGAAAAGCCGGTACTGCTGAAAGAACTTTGCCCGGAACCAGTGCCGGTGCTCGTCGCCCAGCGTACTGCCCTGCCGGAACTTCGGGTCGGACGGGTCGGACGGGATTTCCTGGAA